CTCTATCTTTAACTTTCTCTATAGATTTGGATTTGTCATCATTAACAGAGAAACACTTGTTTGTAAGAATGTAGGCAGATGAAGCTGACATCCTTAGCAAGGAAGATTTATTTGATATGCTTTCCTTCACTCCTCTACTAAATACTTTTAGTACTAGATTGTGTTGCTCATCAGTCCAACTATTTGACCTGCTAAATAAGATCATAGGATCTTCTTCTACTGCTCTAACAGCTTCCTCTAAAGGCTCTAAATTCATCCTTTCTAAGACTCTATAAAAGACTGACATCTTTGAGAACTTTAGTCTAATAGTTGACATATCTTTAGTTTTCATCCAAGAAGGGAGGTCCTCTGGTGAGTAATCCATTGATGCTTCTGTATCTCCCAAAACCTTGATGTTAGACCCAAAGGAAGAATTATTGTAGAGCCTATACAACTGGAACTCCACGCTAGTCACTCCACAGGAGATATCTTCATCGAAAGGGAAAAAACCATAAAGAGGATCAGGATTCTCAGTGCATAATTCTAGATATCTTTGTTTAGCCTGAAGGTTCCTTTTACTTAGCATTCCCATCATTGAATAATGCATTGTAGCCTGGAACAGCTGTATAACTGCACATTCCAATGTAGAAGCTCCTCCAGTTAGACAATCAGTGATCATATTATTATAGATTCTAAATCTGTCTATAAACCGTTCAGTTACTGATAATTCTTGGCTAGCACTAACCCATCGGAATGTTGGCTTTATCACCATGTGTCTGACATGCCACTCTGAATTGTATTCAATTAAATCATGAGTTCCTATTGAACTTTTAGCTTCATTGCAAAAAACAGATAAATAAGGAGAAACTCGTTCTTTCCATAACAACAGCCTTTTCAACATCTGCATGGTTTTTAGGGTAGGCTTCCCAGGCACAGATATCATGCAGCCTGAGTCATCACTTCCCTGACAGATCGTTATCAACACCTTGTCCATTCTCAATCTTCCCTTGCAGGCATTAATCAGAACTTGCTTCATCACCTCCTGTATCATGGTGTGATATAAAGAGCTAGTTGTGTGTAAAATTCCTTGAAACATGCCGGAAATGATTTCAATTAAATTTCCTCTTGCATTCACAAACATTCCTTCACCCCTTTCAAATTCTTCTTTAAATTTCATATATACATCATTGCTAGTTTGAAGCTTTACCTTAGCAGCTAAGCTAGAAGCTTGTTTTAGCGGGAAGGATAATCTTTTCCTTGGCCACAGAGACAAAGCACTTAGGGTAAATTCTTTCAATTCATCTGGAAGAATTGCTTGAAAC